GCGAAAAAGATTTATCGTTGTTGCATGTATTTGCTTTCACTCTCCATCTTTGATGCTATAGGCGTCACAATGGATTCTTTGGGTTACTCTAAACTAGAACAAGCAGCTCTGAAGAAGAAATTCTACAAGAAAAGTGATTTTCTTTATGTCTTAGCAGACACTATACTGTTTATTCTCGAGAGAGGATATCAAGTGTTTAAGACTGGTGATATCACCACTATTTTTCATAGTGGAGGTACATACAAAGAGATTTACGAGAAATGTAGAGAATTACAGAGAAGAGAACCCCTATTGAACAATCCTGAAGAACATGGTTTCACCGAGAGTGAATTCAGATCGGATTTGGATAATGTCATTGAAAAGTTAGAGAGTGTGTCTAAACATTCTGTAGGACTTGATAAAAATGATGTTACCATTATCCGAAACACTCTTAATGATATGCTTATCATGAGAGATGATCTGAATACGCATTCAGCCGCCCGACGAGATCGAAAAGCTCCTTTCAGTTTGTTAGTTTATGGAGATTCGGGTATTGGAAAAACCTCAATAACAAATATACTTTGTACTTACTTCGCTAAGCACGAAAAATTACCGTTAGGAGATGAATTTCGATACACGAAAAACCCAGCAGCTAAATTCTGGGATGGATACACCTCATCTTGTCATACAATTGTCTTGGATGATGTAGCTAATGAAAGTCCTGACTTGAAAGATCCTAAATCTTTGGATGAAGTTATTCAGGTTATCAATAATGCTGCATTTTGTCCTGATCAAGCTGCTCTTGACAAAAAAGGTCGCACACCCATGCGAGCCAAATTAGTTGTTGCTACAACTAACGTTAAGGATTTGAACACATATCATTTGTTTTCACGTCCTTCAGCTGTACAAAGAAGATTTCCATATATCATAACTCCTTCAGTTCGAGAAGAATTTAAGGATGAAAGAGGAATGTTGAGTTCTGAGAATGTCACAGATTTAAGTCCGTACCCTGAACTTTGGACTTTTAAAGTCGAAAGGGTACAACCGGTCGCCGTTGATCAAGGAAAAAGATTGGCTACCATACATTTGGTGAAAGAAGATATGAGTCTTAAAGACTTGTTATCATGGTTACACATCATGATTGAAAAATTCAATTTAGATCAAAATAGAGTGAGAAAATGTATAGATGCTATGAAAGATGTTGAACTCTGCATGGTATGCTCATTGCCTGACACACTTTGTTCGTGCAACGTTCAAGGTGGATATTCTGAGTTTGGATCTGAAATGTGCTCTTTCGCTATTCTGTGTTGTGCTTTTCTCATAGTTCGATATTGGAGTGACATTGTTGCTACAACCAATACACTACGGACTATTAACGGTACAGTACTGGAATCTCTTGATACCATCAACAATTTGCGTATCAACGCACGCATAGCACAATATTATGTGGAAACCGTACTTTTAAATGCGGTTGATGTTCATTATTGGCAAGGTCTTGGTGATCGAGTCAGTCAATTGATCGGACATCCCAAAATGTTGTTAACTATGGTTGGTACATTGGGAAGCGCTTATAGTTTGTACAAAATGTACAAGAAGTGTTCCCCTCAAAGTGGCGAAGTCGGATCTCGACCTGTTGCTGAATTGAAAACTAAAGAGAATGTTTGGTACAACAATGACATTGATTTGTGCACAGCTAACTTCACCCGAGAAAGTTCGTCATCAAAAAGTATGGAATTTACAGAATTTTGCAAAAAGATTTCAGAAAATGTGATACATACAGCCATAACTCGAGGAGATGGTAGACGTGCTCTTGGTAAAATGTTGTGCTTGGGAGGTCACATATATGTGACTAACAATCATAACCTGCCACCAATGGAATGCACCTACATGGATATAGTCAAATCATCAAAGAGTGGAGTCGGATCAAACATGCGAGTCGTTTTGAGCGATGGTGACATCACGAGATTTCCTGATAAGGATTTAGCGTTTGTCACTATTCGTGAGATGCCACCTGGTAAAAAGATAGTCCAATATTTCAAACTTGGAGATGCTAATGGTGTATTTAATGGTAAGTATATAACCCGCCGTGAAGATGGTAGTGTACATTACCGTGATGTTAAGAACATCAAAAAATTACCACAACGCAAATTCAAGTTCCCTGAGTATGGAATTGATGCATGTAATTCCCTGTGGAAGGGAAAAGTGTCTGATTATACATCAGATGGAGATTGCGGTTCGCCCCTAGTCATAGACAGTAGTTATGGATATTCAATCCTTGGTCTACATTTTTTGGCTAATAATCTCAATGGTTCTGAAGTCTTTGCTGCTGATGTTGAAGGAGATTTTATCAATTCGACATACATGAGTTTGACCTCTCACAATATCTCTGAAGGAGATATGCGTTTCATCAATTCCAAATCTACTACACGTAAAGTTGGAGATCTGCACAAAAAATCAGTGTTTCGTTACATTGATGGAGGAAATATGAGTCTTTATGGTTCTTTCACTGATTTCCGAGGTAAAAGCGGATCTAAGGTTTGTGAGACGCCCATGAGTGAAAAACTCAAATCACAAGGTTATACAGCTAAATACTGCAAACCAGAGATGAAATCTTGGGTACCTTGGCACATAGCCGCTCAGGATATTGTCAAGCCTATACATGAGTTAGATACGGTATTACTTGAAGAGTGTAAGGCGAGTTATTTGAAAAATATACTTGCTAAGACTGATCTGAATGATATCAAAGAACAAATGATAGTACTTGACGATTTCACCGCCATTAATGGTGCCTGTGTGTCGTATGTAGATAAGATGAACCGTAATACAAGTGCGGGGAATCCTTGGAAAAAATCTAAGAAATTCTTTCTGACATCCATTATGCCTAAACATGGTATGCTGGATCCTGTCGAAGTAGATTCTGAAATCATGGAGAGAGTTTATGAAATGATCGAAATCTATAAGACTGGACAGAGAGTGAACCCCAACTTTTGTGCTCATCTTAAAGATGAACCAGTCTCTTTCAAGAAAGCCAAGATCGGTAAGACACGCGTGTTTACGGGTGCTCCTTTTGATTGGTGCATTGTTGTGAGAAAATACTTGTTGTCATTTACTCGATTATTGCAGAATAACCGATTTGCCTTCGAAGCAGGACCGGGTACAGTAGCACAATCACTCGAGTGGCAAGAGATGTACGATTACATAGTCACGCATGGTCTTGACCGTATTGTGGCAGGTGATTACAAAGCCTTCGATAAGAAGATGAGTCCCAAAGAAATTATTGGGGCGTTTGAGATCATCATTGACATCTGTAAGTTGTCTGGTAATTACACCGAGGAGGACATTATTGTCATTCGTGGTATTGCTGAAGACACAGCATTTGCAATTGTTGATTTCAACGGCGATTTGGTCCAATTATTTGGATCTAATCCCTCAGGGAATCCCTTAACTGTTATTCTTAATGGTATAGTGAATTCCCTGCGTATGCGATATGTTTACAGGTTGGAAAATCCTGATAAAACTGTTGAAGACTTTGCTGATAAAGTTAGTCTAATGACATATGGTGACGATAATATCATGTCGGTGCATAAAAGTGCCGATTGGTTTAATCACACCAATATCGCTAAAGCATTTTCGAAATTGGATATAGTTTATACTATGGCCGACAAGGAAGCTGAAAGTATCCCTTTCATCCATATAAATGATGCTTCGTTTTTGAAAAGAACGTGGCGTCTGGATGATAATCTTGGATGCATGATGGCTCCCTTAGATCACGATTCGATTGAGAAGATGCTAACTGTCTGGAATCGTTCCAAGGCAGTTACAGAAGAATATCAGGGTATGGCTGTGATTTCCACGGCTCTCCGAGAGTATTTCTTTTATGGTGAAACAACCTTCTCTGAAAAGAGAGAAATGTTACAAAATCTAGTCAAAGA